TAATCTTACCCACCAGATTTATTCTTCAACATTAATGCAAATAGTAAATTGACTATATGGAAAAAGGATAATTATCACATAAATTCAATTCTTAATTATAGTGTTACAAAGCTATTCATTATAAAAATTATAGTCCCCAATACGGAAAAATTCAACAGTGTGATAAACAAAAAATACGTAAGGATGGCTTTGTGCTACTTGGTGTTCCGCTTGCGATACCACACCTGTTTCTTTTTAAGCTCCTGTCGAATGCCGCTCACATCATAACCGGAGTACTTTTCCGCTGCATTAACGAATTCTACAATCAATGGGCCTTCAACTGAGTGGTCATATCCTTTGTACCACGCAAAACCGCCTTCAGTTCGGTACGGCTCAATTGCTGTGTCATAGGAAATGAACAGCATATCGTATTTATACAGGTGATTGTCAATAGTATAGTTCGGCACATAAACGAGATGCTTAACATCCTTTGCAGATATAAAGCCGTACCGCTTTTGCATAAAACCGTAAATATACCATTCCGGTAAAGCGGAAGGTAAAATTCTGGTTCGGTATTTACCTTCCGAGAAGAGATAGCCATCTGCATCTTTTTCGTCAATACATGTTTTTCGTGACATTCTACTTTCCATATAAACGTTAGCCCTTATTGCTTTGCTCATTCCTGACTACCTCCAACCCTTCGTGGCTATTCGCAGTACTTCTGTTTGATTGTACTACTAAAAAGTATAAAACAAAATAATTTATCAAATTCATAGTAAAATGAATTTGTGCCTTTATAGGATTACAGGCTATCAATTTTACGTTGCAGCCATTTGTTTTTTCGCAGACTATTTTTGGCTGCGGATGCCATTTCATAAATCATGCGCTTTTCATAGCTGTTACAATCTTCTATAAGAAGAAGTAAATCCGAACGGTATTCCATAGGGTCGTTTGTCTGATTTCCATTCAGCAGAAGATCAGTAGTTACACCGAGCGCATTTGCGATCCGTACCAATGCCTCCAGACTTGCCTGTTTTCTAGCGGTTTCGATATGACTTATGTAAGTAACAGAAAAATCGATGCATTCTGCAAGCTCAGCTTGTGACATTCGTTTAATTGTACGAATTTCCTTGACTCTTAGACCTATAGACTTGTAATTCAGAAACATTTTGTAGTCCTCCTATATGTATAGCGTTTTCAATTATTCTACACAATAGAGGATTAAACCGCGCGTTTTTCGATTTTTGCTGTTCCAGTTGAAAGAACCGGATCAATCTGATTTATAAGTAAAAATGGCATGGAAGTGGAGTCACTGTCATACCATCAATAATAATTTCTAAAATATTTATTTGTAAATGAACCACGGGTCTACCAATTGACCTGTGGTTCATTTCCTTTTTATCCGTTGTTCTCTATAATTTTGTGTATAAAAAAGCATTCATGGAGTTGATGGCGATGAAAGAAAACGAAAATCAGCTTAAAGATACCGAAAGCCGGAAAGCAAAAATCCGTGCCCGGTATAAAGGCGTAGATCCAGATGAGCTGGATGTGATACCTGCCGTGCCTCAGACAAATTTTTATGAGGATGAAAGAGAAAAGCGCGTGGCTGTATACGTCCGTGTTTCGACAGACGACCCTCGGCAAACATCATCATATGAATTGCAGAAAAATCACTACATTGATGTTGTCAGCAGCCATGTGGGCTGGAAACTGGTTGATATCTATGCTGATGAAGGAATTTCGGGCACATCGCTGCAGCATCGAGACGCATTTGTTAGGATGATCGCTGACTGTAAGGACGGAAAGCTCGACTTAATTGTTACAAAAAGCGTTTCGCGTTTCGCACGCAACGTGCTGGATTGTATTGGCTATGTGCGTCAGCTGGCCGCAATGCGACCGCCTATTGGTATTCTCTTTGAAACCGAAAACATATACACGCTGAACAGAAGCAGTGAAATGAGCTTGTCTTTTATTTCCACACTGGCACAGGAAGAGTCTCACAATAAAAGTGACATCATGAATGCTTCAATTGAAATGCGATTCCATCGTGGTATATTTCTGACGCCGCCTCTGCTCGGCTACGATCAGGATGCGGACGGAAACCTTGTAATTAACGAAGAGGAAGCAAAAACTGTCCGCCTGATTTTTTTTATGTATCTTTACGGGTACACCTGCCAGCAAATAGCGGAAACACTTACCGCACTAGGCCGTCCCACAAAGAAAAAGAATACCACCTGGTCTTCCAGATCAATTTTACAGGTATTACAAAATGAGCGTCACTGCGGCGATGTTCTCGCAAGAAAAACATGGACGCCTAATTATCTCGACCATAAATCCAGAAAGAACTGTAAGGACCGGAATCAATACAGGGAGCGAAACCATCATGAAGCCATTGTTTCCAGAGATGACTTTATTGCCGTACAGCGCCTGATCAGCAATGCCAGATATGGCAACAAAGGAATTCTGCCGGAGTTGCAAGTTATCCCGGATGGCGCGTTAAAAGGCTTTGTTTCGATTAATCCACGCTGGGCTGGATTTAAAGCTGAAGATTACCGTTTGGCCTCGGCGAGTGTATACGATGAAGTCACCCGTTTACCTTCCGTATCTCTTGAAGTGGAAGCGCAGTCCGGAGATTTTGATTTACGCGGATTTGAAATTGCACGGTCGCAGTTTTTCGATACCGCTCATAAGCTATGCGTTACTTTTTCATCAGATGGTATTATTTTCAGCACGGAGTGCATTCGCAAATTTAATAAGGTGCTATATGTTGAAATGCTTATTCACCCTGACGAATTCCTGCTTACGGTGCGTCCCTGCTCAAAAGGCACTAGAAACGCGGTACAATGGGCTAAGCTCAACGAGGGGCAGTGTTATCCGCGAAATATATGCTGCGCGGCATATATCAATACTCTGTATGAGATGTTGGGCTGGAATAACGACTGTAAGTATCGGGTGCGTGGGGTAAGAAAGCAGAAGGATAAAGATATGGTCGTTATCTTTTCTATGAGGGAAACGGAAATGTTTATTCCATCCGGTGTTCTGGAGTCTGGCAGCGATAGCGGCACCACTGATGAGCTTCTGCCCGACGATTTACGTCCTCTGCCTATTGGTCCGAATAACAGCATCGTTGCTTTTCCCTCCTCATGGGCGGACAATTTCGGCAATAACTATTATCGTCATGCGCAGGCTCGGGAACTGGCTGTTTTCGATAAAAAATGCATCTGGAATATAAGTAAGGAAGGCCAGCCGTTCAGCGATTCCCCCGAATTGCAGATCACTAGCGCAGAAGTCATTGACAGCAGCATTAAACGAATGATCAACGATATGAAGCAGGAGGCTCCGCAAGATGGAGATTGAAAATAAAATACCTCTCATCGGCGGTGACTCAACAGCAAACGCACCCGTTCCCGAGGGAGTAGGTGAGCAGGACGACACGTTCAGCTACGATGGCTACCAGATTGTTCGCGGCGAGTTTTTCGCTCATATGTATGAGCCTTCTATTACCTTCAACAGGTGCAAAGTCTCGCTGAATACCGCTTGTCTGAATCGATTGCCCACCGTGGAATATGTGCATATACTTGTCAATCAGGAAGCAAAGAAACTGGCCGTACGCCCTTGTGCTGAGGACGAAAAAGACTCTTTCCTTTGGTGCACCACCAAAGGCGCAAAGCGAAAGTCCAAACAGATTACCTGCCGTATGTTCTTCGCAAAGATCGTGAATATGATGGGCTGGAATTCCGACAACCGTTATAAGTTGCTTGGCAAACTGATCCGCAGCGGCGATGAGTATCTTTTCATTTTTGATCTGACAGCAACGGAGATATACCAGCGCATCCTTCACGATGGTGAAAAACCGAAGACTTCCCGTACGCCTGTATTCCCCGCAGAATGGCAAAATCAGTTCGGTCTGTCTGTTGAAGAGCATCGCAAGTTGCTGCAGGTAAACATTTTCAAGGGTTATACGGTCTTCGGCATTAAAGACAGCTCTGCCCCAGAGACTGTGCCCGATGAAAAGCTGAACATTGAGGAGAATGCAACATGAGTGAAAACAGCACATCTCGTCCTGCTATTTTGATTGACATCAAAAAGCACCGCATCAGAATTCATAAGTACACGCTGCATGCCATCGGCGAGCCTAATAATATTCTGCTGCTTGTCAATCCAGAGGAACGTACCCTCGCCATCATGAGCTGCGACCATTCTGATCCACGGGCGCACCACGTTTCGAATGCTTATGCCCTGAATAAAAAAACATTTGAACTTTACAGCACCTCTTTGATCCAAAATCTCTGTGCTGTTTGCAGTGGTTGGACAAATAACAGTTCATACCGTATGTATGGGGATATTATTCAAAATGAGGGAATAATCCGGTTTCACATGGCTGATTCTGTTCCGGTGAACGGGGCGAGGTAATGAAATATGTCTGACCAACAACTGATTAAGCTGAAAATTGATGAGGAATTTCAAAAACTGATTCCTCCGCTGTCCCCAGATGAATACAGGCAATTGGAAGAAACCATTATTCGTGATGGATGCCGTGAGCCTTTGAGTGTTTGGAATGCGATAATTCTTGACGGGTACAATCGCTATGAAATATGCACTCGTCTGCAGATTTCGTTTTCTACAGTCCGCATTTCTCTTAAAAACCGTGAGGAAGCGGCTGCCTGGATATGCGCCAACCAGCTTTGTCGTAGTAATATTTCGGAAGAGGCACACAGATATCTGATCGGAAAACGATATGATATTGAAAAAATCATCGGTGCCCATAATGCCGCCGGGACAGACCAGTATACAAGAAAAGAGGACCGGCCCAAAATGCTGGTCGAACCTTTTTACGATGAAAGCGCCAGCAGAACCGCCCAACGGCTCGGTGAAGAGTATCATCTTTCCTATGCTACTGTTTGCAAATATGGCATCTATGCGCAGGCCATCGATGCATTAGCGAAAACTGTCCCGGAGTTGATTCAAAAGGTGCTGTCTGGTCAGGTGAAAATTTCTCAGGAAAATATCATTCAGTTTTCACGGCTTTCACCACAGGACGTCCGGCACTTAAGCGATCATTTATCAGGTGATACAATCAGATTTGTAGGGTATTCCGGCGTCCGTAAGGTATTCCCCGAGAAGAGCGGATTATCTGAAGAGCTGCCGCCAACGATTCCTGCAGGATCTGTAAAAGACATGCCTGCATATGACCCTGATGCGGAAATTTCCAGTCTGACGCTGACCATTCCATCATGGAAAAGTTTAATTGACCGTACCCGCTCTGTTACAAATCTCACTGAAACATCCAGCAACGCCCGCTGTAAGCTTGAAGAAGAGCTGGTTGCCTTAAAAGAAACCATTGATGCGATGCTTATGGCCATAAAGGAGGATAACTGATGGAAGACCTCAGTAAGTTCGTGCCAAAGGTACACTTTGAGCAAATTTCTATAAAAAATCTGGTTTCCAATCAGGAGTACCAGCGCAATCTGTCGGTCAAACATGTCCGCCGGACAGTGGCTAATTTTGATCTGTATCAGATTAATCCTGTGAAAGTCAGCCGCCGGAACGGAATCAATTATGTGTTCAATGGACAGCATACTATTGAAATCATTGCAACGGTCTCCGGTTCCCGCGATACTCCCGTTTGGTGTATGATTTATGATGACTTGGATTATGAAATTGAAGCAGATATTTTCGCCAATCAGCAGAAA